AAAACTAGAAGCAGTTATAATACCTGTAGTGTTTACGTTAATAGTAGAACTTACATTGGATGCTGTAGTTGCTGTACCTGTAAGATTTCCAGTAAAACTAGAAGCAGTTATAATACCTGTAGTGTTTACGTTAATAGTAGAACTTACATTGGATGCTGTAGTTGCTGTACCTGTAAGATTTCCAGTAAAACTAGAAGCAGTTATAATTCCTGTAGTGTTTATATTTGATGTTGCAGTTAATCCAGAAGCAGTAGTTGCTGTACCTGTTAAGTTACCTACAAAACTTGAAGCAATTAAATTTCCTGTAAATCTTCCAGTACCAACAACATCTAAATTATAATTTGGAGTCGTGCTTCCAATTCCCAACAAACCTGATGGGTTAAAAACAAGTTTACTGGATGGAACTACAACTGTTGAATAAGTACCAGCATTTGCTGAAGATGGAGTCAGAATTGGATAATAATAATTATTCTCGTCAATTGCAGATATTGTATTTTTTGCTACTCCAATGAGATCAGTACCAGATCCCACAAAAGATGTTGCAGTTACTGAACCAGAAACATTTATATTCCCTAAAACATCAAGTTTTTCTTTTGGTTGAGTAGAACCAATACCAATAGAATAAGAACTTGAGAGAATTATATTTGAGTTTACCTTCCCACCGACAGAAAAATCTGTGCTAACAGAAAATAAAGGAGCATTTACCTGCAGAGTATCTCCACTCTCAATTAATGAAGTTCCTGCTATTCCAGTAAAATTTAGTTGATTTAAACCGAAACCTTTATCTGCCATGAGAGTTTTTAAGTATTTATGTTTTCATTTGAAATGATAAATTAATTATAATAAACTTCCTCTTACGAATCTATATGTGGTCACTCCATTTACTCCAGACTGAGGTGTAACTTGCAATTTACAGTCAGTCCCATCCAAAGTTGCTCCAATTGCAACCAAAGCATTTTTGTTATACATAATGCCATAAGATTCAGCATTTGCAATAATGCCATCTTGCATAATTAAAACTTTTTGAACTTGAATACTGCTACTAAATCCAATATGAACAGAATACTCAACTAATTTGAAGTCTGTAGTTGTAATGGAAAAACTATCTATGGATGTAGTAATTCCAACTGAAGCAATAAAATTACCAGTTCCTGTTTTTACTCCATAAGTTTCAACTTGTAATGGTGTATTTGTGGAAGTTGTTGCACTTCCAATCGTAGTTATGCCAGAGACATTCAATGAAGAAACAGATGCAAAACCACTAATTACATTTGTTGCTGTAGTTGCTGTGCCTGTTAAGTTACCTACAAAACTTGAAGCAGTTATAATTCCACTAGTGTTTATATTAATACTAGAACTTACATTATTTGCTGTAGTTGCTGTTCCAGTTAAATTACCTACAAAACTTGAAGAAGTTATAATTCCTGTGGTATTGATGCTAATTGATGTTGATACTCCAAGTGCTGTAGATGCTATGGTTGCTGTGGTTGCTGTGCCTGTTAAGTTACCTACAAAACTTGAAGAAGTTATAATACCAGTAGTGTTAATGTTTATTTCTGTGGAAACACCAGAAGCAGTGGTTGCTGTTCCAGTTAAGTTACCTACAAAACTTGAAGCAGTTATAATACCAGTAGTGTTTATATTTGATGTTGCAGTTAATCCAGAAGCAGTAGTTGCTGTACCTGTTAAGTTACCTACAAAACTTGAAGCACTTACAGATCCAAGAAACTTACCATTTCCACTTACATCCAGTATTTCAGTTGGAGAATTACTTCCAATTCCAATATTTCCTGAAGAATATACAAATCCACTTGCTGCTCTAATTAAATTACCACTTCCGTGATACATTATTTGATTTGCTTGACCAGGCGCTTTTAGTGAAAATCTAATTGTCGCAATTCCAGTTTGATCGGAAACCCCAGAACCAACTGGATCTACTGACACAATATCACCAACTAAATTAAAAACATTAAAACTATTTGCTGCTCCTACTTGAATATTATCATCAAAAATAGTGAAAGAACCGGGAATTAAACCACCAGTCAATACCTGAGAAGATGCAATCCAATATCTTTTTCCCGGATTATTTTTATTGGCAACGAGTAAATATTGATCACCAGATATTGAAGGTGGTGCTGGATTTGCACCAACTGAAGAAGGACCAACCAATGGATCTCCGAGATCTGGCTCTGCTTGATTTAATCCTAAAAATTCATATCTATCGGATGTGATTCCTGTTCTTGTTTCTTTTTTAACTCTTCCGGAAGTGTAATTATACATTTATATTATCCTTTTGCAGTTTCTAAAACACTCAACACAATATTTAAATTATCATCAGAATTTGCCGAAACTTTAATTACATCACCAGTTTCCAACACAAGTCTTCCGTCTGGAATTAAATTTACAGAATCATTGGGGGGAACAGAAACATTATTTGCAAATTTATAATCAGTGGGAGATTCTGTGCTTCTAGAATGAACAGCAGTCACTGTATAAGTGGTTGATCCTGTTGAGACATTTGTTACTTGTGCCAAAATTACAATTGAAGCAACTCCAGATGGACAAGTATAAATTCCAACGTTGGAAGTGGTTAAATTTTTTCTTACAGTTTTAAATGTATTAAGTGCTACTACTGCCATTTTATCTTCCTAATGCAATGAGTAAAGGTGTTACTGTATTTAACAAACTTTGACTGAAGGATCTTCCACTAATGGTTCCAGTTAATTGATTGATAACTACTCCCTCACCAATTCTAAAGTTTCCTGACTGGTCAGTACTAGTATAAACAACTTCTCCTCCATTTATCCTAACGACTTCATTCTGTTGTCTTGTCACACCACCTTTAGATGGTCTTGCAGATTCAATTGCATTGCCTGCTCCTATATATTCAAATGATATTGTAGATGCAACCTGCAAACTCATTCTAGAGAAATAAGCAGTAGTTCCTGCACTGACTGTATTATTTAGATTTTCAGTTAATGTGATAGTTGAAATGCCAGCAGATGGTAAAGTTGCACCATCAACTTTATAATATATTGGTGCAAGATTTGCAGAAGCAGTTGCCGTAACCCCAGCACCAGGACCACTGATCGTTACAGTTGGTGCAGTTACATATTGATTACCAGTACTAATAACATTAATTGAAACTACTTTTCCATTTTCAATTACAGGAAATGCCTCGGCAGTAATTCCATTTGGACCAGTTGGAGAACTAATTGTAACAGTTGGTTCCGATGTATAACCAGAACCACCATCAGTGACACTTATAGATTCAACAGAATAATATAAGTTTCCAAAATAAATTGCTTGCCCTTGATATGGTCTATTGGTTCCCAAACCAGAAACTGTAATTATATTTTGACCTATAGTAGCATTTGTATTTGCAGTTCCAGTATATCTAAAAATTGATCTACTAGAGTAATCCCCTACACCATTTGAATATAATCCATAAGTTCCGAATGAATTGTTAGAATTGGTAATATCACACTGACCACCAGAAGATGTATAAATCGCAATATCATCACAAATTGTAAAGATAGAAACTAATTGAGCATAACCACCATTGGTAATTGACACTCCAATACCACCTTGATTATATTGTGTATAAGAATCAACACTCATAGAACCTTGAATGCCATTATCAATTTCATCTCCAGGTTCTGCATCAAAACCATTTACCTTTAATCCAATGCTATTTGGTATAAAATTTGTGCAGTTGCGAATATAAGGACCTTTTGAAATAATTCCGACACCAGGTGAGAACGTTGTTCCTTCAAGTTTTGTGCTGGACCAATTGTTACTTGATTGTCCATCATATGCTGATGGTAGTGTTGTATTAATTCCTGCTCCACCAAGAGCACTCAAACCATCATTAATTATTGTAGTCACAATTCCAACACAAGAATATAATGCAGAAATTACATTTGAACAAGAATTTAAATTAGTATTAGATCCAGTTGCAGAATCTGCTTGAATGGAAACATCCTTTACTTGTGTATAATAAGACTGATAATTTCCACCACTTGTTTTTGCAAAAGAAACATTATTAATACAAGACCTTGCAATTCCTACTGCATAATTAAAGGCATCTATTGTTTCGGTTTTAAATCCAACAATATTCTGAAGTGCTCCTCCTGCAGTGTAATATGATTTTCCTGCAACCACACACTTAGAATTTCCACCCCTTGTAATGTCATGGCATACTGCCTTTAATGCAGATACAACACCTTTTCTAATTGTACTTATTCCAGAATTAAATATAGGATTTTTATAATCTGTGCTGGTTAAATATCCTACAGTTTCTTCAGAAATAAAATCAAGATTCATACGAATCATTCTTGCAGCATCAAAAAATCTATGAGTAGAAACTCCAGCAAGTGGTTGAAATGATACTACCGATGCACCATTTGTTGATGGAGCACCAACAAAACTTAAATCTGTTAAATGACATCCATTATTAACGTGGAATAAATCAAGTCCAGTGTTTTGTGGTGAAACTAAACAGTTACGCAACTCTGTTCCTTCCACTGAAACATCTTTTGATAAAACTATTGGATTATTTTCAACATAAGTTCCTGGAAAAACTTTAATTGTATCTCCAGGTAAAGCAAGTGCTGCTGCTGCTTTTATAGTTTTCTTTGCATCATTATTCAACAATCCAGTGTTTGAATCATTTCCTTCAAAGGAAACAAAGATTGTTTTTCCTATAGTAGTGCGAATTCCTACATTAACTATTCCCTTTCCTGCTGTTTGTGTAGATGTTAAAGTAAGACCGGTCCCAATATTAATTTGAGTTACAATACCTACTATGGATTCCCCATTTCCAAGATAATTATTAGTGAAAATTGTTGTTGCAGTTAAAAGACCAACAGTAGCAGTTCCAGAAACACGAGCATTAGTTGCGGTTAAAAATCCTATAGTAGCAATACCAACAGAGGCAAATCCTACAGTTGCAATACCAATTGATGCAAGTCCGACATTTGCATAACTAATTGTTGCAATTCCAATAGAAGCAGCAGCAGCAACTATTCCTCCACTAAAATTACCAGAAAATGTACCTGCAGTTAATATTCCCGATACTCGTACATTTGTAAAAGTTCCAAATCCTATTGTTGCAATTCCAATTGATGCTGCAGTTCCAACCAATAAACCCGATGTAATCCTAGTATTATTAATAAAATCAAGGGTTGCATCATACGAAGATAATGTATTAAGACCAGTGAGTGTATTTGCAGTAACAATTCCCAAAGTTGCATTGGGTGAATTTAAATTAGTTGCAGTTAAAAATCCAACAGTAGCAGTTCCAGAAACACGAGCATTAGTTGCTGTTAAGAACCCAATTGTAGCAGCACCTGATATTCTGACATTTGTAAATGTTCCAAATCCAATCGTTGCAACTCCTACAGAAGCAAACCCAATTGATGCTAAATTGGTTACATTTAAGTTAGTTGTTGTTGTTAAACCAGAAACACCTAAAGTTCCAATTGTACCAATGTCACTAATATTTAAATCAACACCAGAAACTGTTCCACCAGAAAGATTGACTGCTGTAGTAGCAGTAGCAGCATTTCCTCCAATACTAATATTCTGAAAACTTCCAGGAGTAATAATGTTTGCAGTGTTTGCTGTTCCTACATTAATGTCGTAAAATCCCTCTAACCTTTCGGAAGGAACTATACCACCTGTAATATTTGATGCATCAGTCAAAGCATCAGAAGAAGAAGCAGAATCAACAGAAATTGGATAATGACCAGATAATCTTGCACTGCTGATTGTTCCTGCAGCAATATTTGCAGCATTCGTAAGTATATTTGCACTATTTACATCAATTCCATAATAACCAGATAATCTAGAACTACTAATAAATCCACCAGTTATATTCGCAGCATTATTTAATCTATCAGCAGTTGCTGCGTTTCCTTGTAGAGTTCCAACAAACTTATCTGCGGTTATAGTTGTAGCACCAACTATTCCACTATTCTGTAAATTGAGATTATCTCCAGGTGCTAATTCCTCAATCTGTTGAGTTGTTGGATTTGCTATAAGTGGAAATCTGTCCGTCATTACTTATTGCTGGTACTTTTTTTCTTATAATATATAGGTTTCATTCTATGGAGCATTTTTAAACAGTTCCAATATTAACAGTAGAAGAAGATATTTTTCTAATTTATATCTATAGAACCAATTTGGGGTCCTGTCAACCAATTCAATTCTTAAGAAAACAGTTCAACCCAAGAATGTATGGTTTTACCCCAGTCATAATGCTCTCTTGCATAATGTTGTATCTCTTCACATTTTTCTTTATATTCCTTTGGATTATCTTTATAGTATAGTAAATTTTTTCTAGTTTCGTTTAGAAATCCTAATTCATCTAAAGGAACTAAAATTCCTCCACCATGTTTTCCATTTTCTTCAAAATATCCAACAGGAGTTCCTATAACAAGTTTGCCAGTCCTCATTTGTAATGACTGAAACGTGCTCATTGCAAATTGCATCAGAATCTTCATGACCATAATGAATAATATAGTGCCCACGAGCACTCATCATCTTACAAAATTTAACTACTTTTTGAGTATATGCACAGGCATTAAAATCTTTACTAGAAACCGTGTGCGGTAAACCAAGAACATGAAATCTCATAATAAAAAGTATCTTCAGTATATATTATATCACGGTTTTGGATATTTTTGCTTTATTTTATCAATCTCTGCTTTCCAAGCATCATAACCACCATGATATAAGAGATCAAATTGATCAGCAAAAGATGGATATTCTATTGCTCTAAGTCTTTGATATTCATTGTGATCATATTCTGCTTGAAGTCGTTGCATCTCTGCTTCAATTTCTTCAAAAGTTGGTTTTGGAATATCTTCAGAAAACCACTTTAATTGTTCATAATCACAATCAATACAAAACCATTGTGATTTTGGTGCTAAAGATGAAATTGCCTTATAAAAAAAGTTTGATTCTATTGTCATGCTACTATCTCCATTGCCGTAATTGATGCTGCTCTAGTTTCACCACCAGTTCCAGTTAGAGCACTTACAGTTCCTCCCAATTTACTTCTAAAATAAAGTTTATATTCTACAGAAGATGTTGTACTTGGAGAATCTATCCAAGTGAGCGATGCACCTGAATAAACTGGTGGTGAATTCGTACCTACAAATATCATACCATAAGTTGCATCTCCAAGATTAGTACCACTTCTAAAAATAGAAAAATATCCACCATCTCCACTTGATGCTTGAGTTTCTTGATTTGCTGAGAAATGTGAAATTATAAGTATTTTACTAGAAGTAGAGCTTGGGATGATTGAAACTGCTAAACTTGATGCCTGAAAAGATGTTGATGTTGTTGAGTTCGTTGAACTAGATGTTGCATATGCAACTTGTATAATACTTCCACTAACACTAACACCTGAAGCACCTTGAGTTCCTTGAGTGCCCTGAGTGCCCTGAGTACCTTGAGTACCTGTTCCTGTAGTACCTTGAGTACCTGTTCCTGTAGCACCTTGAGTACCTTGTGTGCCTTGAGTACCTTGAGTTCCTTGAGTACCTTGAGTTCCTTGAGTACCCTGAGTACCCTGAGTACCCTGTGTTCCTTGAAGTCCCTGAAGACCTTGAGTACCTTGAGTTCCTTGAGTACCCTGTGTTCCTTGAGTACCTTGAGTACCTTGAGTTCCTTGAGTACCCTGTGTTCCTTGAGCACCTCCTCCACCAGAGATACCTTGAGTACCTTGAGTTCCCTGAGTACCCTGTGTTCCTTGAGCACCTTCTCCACCAGAGATACCTTGAGTACCTTGAGTTCCCTGAGTACCCTGTGTTCCTTGAGCACCTCCTCCACCAGAGATACCTTGAGTACCTTGAGTTCCCTGAGTACCTTGAGTTCCCTGAGTACCCTGTGTTCCTTGAGTTCCTTGAGTTCCTTGAGCACCTCCTTCCCCAGAGATGCCTTGAGTGCCCTGAGTTCCTTGTGTTCCCTGAAGACCTTGAGTACCTTGAGTTCCCTGAGTACCCTGTGTTCCTTGAGTTCCTTGAGTTCCTTGAGCACCTCCTTCCCCAGAGATGCCTTGAGTGCCCTGAGTTCCTTGTGTTCCCTGAAGTCCGTGAGTACCT